TGGCGGCGGTGAGGCTTTCAATGGTAAAGCCATCGCCATCCCAGATGTCGGCTCCAGGCATCGACGTTTCTCCAGATGTGAGTGAAAGTGAGATGGACCGGCGTTACCGGACGATTATGCCGACCGCAGCGAGCTGGGTATGCTTGGCCGCGATCTTGGTGTCGTCATCGACGCTGTCATCGATAACGAGCATGAGCTTCTTGACTTCCCCATCGCGGGCCATAACCAGCGCTTCAACGTCGTCATCGGTGGCATCCACGCCATAGGCGAGGATCGCCTTGGCGGTTTCCGCACCTTCCGACCCCACCACTTCGGCATTGGCAGAAATCGTGTAGGTCTCATCGGCGGTCACTATTCCAAGCACCGTGCCGGGCTTGAGTTTGCCCGAACCGGCGGCGATGGTGACGGTTTCATACGACCGCGTGCGATTGGATTCCGAGAGGACGAAACCCAGATTGCGGGGACCCTCGTGTTTGATGTCCATGATCTAACCCTTCGACTGGTTGGCGCGAGCCGAATAGATCTCGCTCCGGTTGATGCTGGCCTTCTTGGCGCCAGGGCGTTCCTGCGGCGTAGCAAGACCGGCAGCATTGAGCCGTTCGGCCTCATAGGTCGCAGGATCCTGCCCGGACGCACCCGCATTGGCGGCAACATTGGCGACGACGTAAGCCGAGACATCGGCGGCCGCCATGGCGGGCGACTTGACCGCAAGGTCGAGCGCCGCCGCCATCCGACCCCCGTCACCCTTGATGCCCTCGGCCCCGAGAACGTCACCCAGACGGGTCGTGGCCTCCGCAGAGCCGGCCGCATGGCCCTCGCCACGCGCCTTTTCCACGGACGCGTCGTGCTCGGCTTGAGAAATGCCCGCGTTCTTGGCAGCGGGCTTGCCATCATTCTCGCTCATGGAATGTCCTCCTGGTTGCGAGTGTGCGTGCCCGCCGGGGGCGCGCGGTTCGTCCTCGACAGAGGACATCTCGACCGGGCCCGCGACGGCGTCGCGGACTGCGGCCAGCATCGAATTGGCCATGGCTATGGTCTCCGGTTGACTTCGGTGATGAAGGTTTCGAACGCTTCCTGCGGATCGCCGACCGCATCGACCAGACCGAGGCGCGCGGCTTCGCTGGCTTCGTAGGATTTGGCTTCGCTCTTGAGCGCGTCGGCTTTCGAATACCGCTTGCCGCGCCCCTGTCCCACCACCTCGGCAAAACGCTCCCTTATGGCTTCGACCCGTGCCTGCCATTCGGCGCGAACCGCCTCGGGCAAGGGCTCATAAGGGTTGCCGTCGACCTTGTGTTTCCCGGCATGGATGATCGTGACCCTGATGCCCTCGTTCTCAAGGGCTTCACTCCAATCCGCGTGCAGCGTCACGACGCCGATTGACCCCGCGCCGCCAAATTCCGGGACGATGATCTGCCGGCACTGGCTGGCCAGAAGATACGCGGCCGAATAGGCAAAATCGGTCAGGATGGCGATGGTCGGCTTTCTGGCCGAAAGCTGCCGGATGCTTGTGGCAGTTTCGAATGCGCCATTGACCATTCCGCCGAAACTGTCCACTTCGAACACGGCGCCCTTGACCTCGTCGCGGCCAGCCCGGGCGATCTGGGTTTGAAGCCCCTGATAGGACGTTTCCCCCGACGACTGCCCGATCCAGCTTCCCTTTTGCACAAGCGTGCCCTCGATGGGGATCACGGCGACCCCGTCGATCATGTCGAACGGCCTTACGCTGTGGCGATCATACGCCCGGCCGAGTCGGTCGCCCAGGACACCCGCCGACGGCCGGCCGCCAGCAAACGCGGTGTGATCGACGCCACCATCGCCATTAACGATCGTGACGTTGGTTCCGGTCAGCCGTGGCCCGAACACCCGCACAAAGGTTTCGGCCTTGCCGGGATGATAAAGATGGGGCTGGTCGAACAGCGCAGCATTGATGCGATCGAGCGACATGATGGCCTACTGCGTCCAGCGAACACGACGCGCGCGCCCGGCCGAATTGCCGTTCGCTCTGTCGCATTCTCGTTGATAGATGCCAATCAGGTTCTGGAGTTCACCGTTGTTGGCGGCAGTGAAGCGAACCTCATCCTGATCGAACCGTGTCATGGAAACCGATCCGCCGGTCCCTATGACCAGCCGCGCCTTCTTGAGTTCGCGCAGGACGTCGCACGGCTTTTCGATATCGATCTCGACCCCGCCGATCATCACCATATTGCTCATGATCGCTTCTCCGGCCGGTTGTCGGTATCATCGGGCTCATCCGATCCGCCCGCACCTGCTCGTCCGCGGGGAGCATATGGGCTCTGCATCCCTTCCGCCTCGTAGCGCCGATGCAGTGCCACACGCTGATCGAACAGCTCGTCCGGATCGACGCCAAGATCGCCAGTCTCGATTTCGATCGACGATGTCCCGTTCTGCAGCCTTTCCGTGCTGGCCTTGGCGCTCTTGCCATCGTCAGCCGTCGGCTTGCTCGGCCCCTGCCATTGCGCCCAATAGAGCGCCTCACGGTTGGCGGCGAAGGCCCGGTATCCCCCCTTGAAAGGGATACGGCCTTCTCCGATTTCCTCGTCCAGCCAGGCTTCAAAGATCATCTGTTCCTGCGGCGCGGCGATCCGTTCCCGTCGGCGCACAACGACCGGCCAGATTGAGGAATTCTCCATCCGAACGCTCGAATAGGTTGACCCCCGGTGGTCCATTGTCAGGCCGCCATACGTAATCCCGATTGCGCGGGCCATGTCCCGGCTCAACGCATTGGAAAACGGCTGGTACTGCCCGCCCGGTGTATTGGCGCCGTGCATTTCGAGTTTTTCACCAGGCGCCAGGTGACTGACCTGCGGATCACCCGAAAACGAAACCGTCCCCTCCCGCGCCGCCTCGAGCTGGGCGCCGATCAACCCGTAAAAATCCTCGGCAACGGCCTTCCCGTCGGCGGAATTGCCTTCGCGCATAGCTTCAATAGCTTCGAAGGCTTCGGCCGTCGGCGCTCCACTGGTCAGGGTGGCCGCAAACAGGGTTTGCAGGATCGCCGTCTGCAGCGTGGCATCGTCGAGCATTTCATGCTGGATATGCTTGCGGAATGCCGCCGCCATTACCGATATCCCGCGCACATCCGTCGCGTCCACGGGATCAAAGATGTGCATGACGATTGGTCGACCCCGCGCGTCACGTGCCGGCCAGCGCCGTTTTGTGACAAACCCGGCCTCACGTTCCTCGAAGAGGTATCCGGTGGGTCGACCGTCTTCGTCGTGATAGACCCCCTGGAACAGGCTCTCGAGCGAAGACGTGTCCTGCACCAGCCGCATCGGCGGCACGAGGCAGACCTTGGTTCCCGTCGTAATCCCAAGCCGGGCACGTTTGGCACGGCTCATATAGGTGATGACGCCAGACACCTCGCCGAACGCCATGTTCCAGCGCAGACCGATATCGATCATTTGCGGCACGGTGAACTTGCCGCGCAGATCGCATTCCCGAGGGTTCCAGGCCCAACGCTTATGGCGTTGCTTGACCAGCTTGATCCAGTCTGCCCGTTCCTTTTCGCCGTACCCCAACCGCGTCATGACGACAGGGTCGGGTTGGTAGTTGAGCGTCAGTTCGCTCCCCACGGTGTCGGCGATCACCTGGTCGGCGGCGCCGCGCAGGCGACCTGAATTCTGGATGATGTCCAGAGCGAGGGCGGCCGACCGGCGCCAGGCCACCCTGATATCATCCCGACTTTCCCGCAGGGCGGACGGGCGGGTCATGAATACGCCTGAACGGGTATCGCGCAGATACCCAGCACTTGCCCGCTGGGGCGCAAGCTTGGCATCCGCCGGCGTCGTGGCAGAAACCGGCAAATTTGCCGGTTTCATCCGGCCGACCCTCGGCACCCTCATGACCGCCGTCTCCAT